CTCAAGGTGTCACGCGCGCTTTGAAATCAAAATTAGGATAAAGTGCTAATCCTACCTCCGCTGGGGGGGCCTCTAAGTACTCGCATACCATGCTGATGCTCGACTCGAAACAGACAAGGTTTGATATCTTGGCTGAGGAGAGGGCTGGTATGTGCGCGTTTTGTTACCGCGACGCTCTACAGGAGCTGGCCAAGCCCGTTGGCGATACGCCGCACATGCACCGCATGATGCGCATTCCCAACACGTGCCGACGTTGCGAAGCACCATCTTACCTCAAATACCCAAAGCGTTACTTCAATCGGGTGCGCGCTGCCGCCAACGCGACCCTGTGTCGCCTGGACCCAGCGATCATACCAGCGAGAGTGTACGGCGAAGGGGTTTTCATGCCGGACGTTCTCTATCCCTGTGATGAGAAGTCCAAATATGAGGTTTTTCTCCCGACTGAGATTCTCGCGGCCGCTGCAAGCCTCGTGAATAAGTCAGGTGCTACGTACCAGTTTGGCGCAAAGCCACCCAACGATTGGCTACAGATTGCCAATCTAGTGTCACAAGGAAGGCAAGCCGAGGAATACGCCTATGCCTTGTGCACAGTCGGAGTGTCAGCAATCGTCGATGAGATGAGTTGCGCGCATCCGCCGGTAACATACTACGACTGCCTTATGGGCTTGCTGCCCGACGGCGCAATGGAAGTAACAGCCGAGGTTGGTTATGCATGGCAAATGTACCGACCCGGCGGACGACCCATTGCCGCCAGCGGGGGGGTGTACAGGCCACTGGCCACGCAGGGCGCATCAGCGCAACGCGAACATTTCGAGGAGGAAGACCTGGATTGTTTGCATGAACCCGATCCAAGCGGGCGCCCTAACGTGAGGCCATTGTTACCTTTACCACCACCACCGCCCGGTCTCGAGCAGCAGGCCGTCGAGGCGGCCGAGATCGATCGACAAATGGGCGCCCATTTCAACGGCGACCCCCTGCAATCCACCACCGTCATCAGCGAGCACGATGACCATGTGCAGGACAACCGAACCACCGACGGTGAGCTTGGCGTGCGGCAGGCACGCTCACGCTTCCCGAAAACTTCTTCCGTCAAGGAATACTTGTTCAGCAACGACCCCGAAAATTTGGTCTCAGCTGAGGCCATGCGCAACAAAGGCGTTGGTGTCGCTGACTTGTCACCCGACCAGTCGAAGGTATTTGACGAAGTAGTAGCCGCACTCAAGAAACACATGTTTACTAAGAACAGAGTGCTCAAGGCCGAGCGGTTCATTTCTAAGACCACCGATGTTTTACCCAAAAACAGGACCGATGTGCAGAAGATGCAAATGCACATCGACGCTCTCAACGCCAGCGGGGACGAAGACATTCCTTTTTCACTCATGGTGGACGCGTTCACCAAGAAGGAAGTCACCAAGAAACCGAAACCGCGTCCGATTGTCAACCACGGCAACGCGCGGGTTTGGGGCATGGCGAAAACCGCCGCTGTGTTTGAAGACGTGATG